TTAGCCATTCTTCCCTCCGCGCGCGTCCGCCGCCTTTATCCCCGCCTCAACCTCCGCGGCGTCCATGCCAGCAGCACCAATCACCAACGGCGCTTCCGGCGCGCCCACCAGAAACCCCGTGCGATCTTCATTCATCACCACCGGCGCCGCAGCCGTTGCCTTCAGCCCACGCAGCCGCATAATGATCACCAGCGCTTGCTGGTAGCCGTTGAACGCCTCGTCCACCACTGCCTTCTCTTCCGCCGTAAACGGCAAAAACTTCTGTCCTTCCACATCCCCTCCTATGGGTTCCATGCCGGAATCTTATAAGACTGAAAAAACGAACCATTGAACACGTAAACCTGAATGTAAAGCGCTGGGTTTCCCGGAAGCCCGAACGCAGAACCCGCTGACGCTGTAGTCGATGACGCCGTTTGCGGCCACAAAATTGTGCCACCAGAAAACCCGCCAAGTTGCAAGCTCCCAGCGCTCAGTACTATGCCGCCGGAAACGAAGATCGATCCGCAAGCAATCGCATTCCCGGTAATCGTTGTACTCAGCCCGTTCAGCGTGATCGTCATCGTGCCCGAACTCATCGAAATGAAGTTCGAACCGTTGTATTGCAGGTACACCGAACCCGACGTCAACTGCAGATATGGAAATCCCGTGTTCCCATTCACGGACCACAGCACAATCGACGAAGACGTCAGCACCAGGGAGTTGCCGCCCGAATATCCAATCGAAATTTGACTCGAACTGATCGACGTCTGAAACAGCCCGCTCTGAATCGTCATCCCGCTCGACGTCAACTGCGTGATGCACGCCGGACTGGAAATCTGGATAAAGCTCGACCCCACGAACACCTGGTAGTTGCCGCTGTTAGCCGCAACCGTAAGCCCCGTCGAAGTCACCTGAACATAAGGCTGCGTCGAGTTGCCATTCACAGACCACAACACCACCGACGAACTGGTGATCGTGACCGAAGGATTTCCCCCACTGAAAAGCGAAAGCCCGCTGCTCTGGATCGCCACATAAGGCGAACTCGTCAGCCCCGTCGATCCCCCCGTCGCCGCGCTGAACAGAAACATGCCGGAGTTCGACAGATCGATCACGGGGTTGCCATTCCCGCGTGACATCACCACGTCGCCCGTGAAGATCACCGTGCCCGAAATCAGCTTGGATACGCCCACGTTCGCCACGTTCGAATCCACCACGGAGTTCGCCGCCAGTGCCAGATTCGCCGCCGTGATCGAACTCGCCGCCATATTCGCAGCCTGCACCGCGGCCGCACCCAGATATGGATTCGTGATCGAACCCGCGCCGATCGTCAGCTTCCCCGAAACAATCGCCACCGGCGCCTGGATCGTAGCCGGGTTATTACGCGATGCGTCAATCAGCCCGCTCGGCGTCGCCCCGCCGGCCGCCACCTGCACGTCGATATAGCCCGCGCCACCCCCAACGCCCGTCTGCAGCTTCCCGCACGCCGGATTCGAAAACGAGTTAGCCGTCCCGTCCAGCGCGTTGCACACATACAGCCGCGCGCGCACATAGGCGATCCCAGCCGGCCGCGTATAAGCCCCGCCCACCGTTCCATAGGCCCCGTCAACCGGCCCCGTGTGCTGCGTCCCGCCGCTCACCACCTGCCCCGCGAACGGCTGCTCAGGGTTCGTACCCGGATTGTGCGATGCGTCCAGATCCTGCAGCGTCACCCTGCAGAAATATGCATAAGGATCGGCGAGACACGGCGTGTCGTCGAAACTGAAATCCCCAATCTCGAAATACTGCGTCCCGTCCGGCGTGACCACGTTGTAAGGAAAGCTCCCGCCCGCGCCTGCCGCCACGTTCAGCGTCGAAATCAGCGTCGCCGAAGGCAGCCCCAGCCCCGCGATCGACACCGCCGCGCTCGTCACTGCCGCGCTGAATCCCGGATCGTACGTCGCCCCCGCCGCGTACACCCGCGCAATCCAGTTCGTCGCCGCTGCATAGATGATGATCTTGACGTCCACCACCGTCTGATACAGCGTTCCGCCGCTGATCGTCCCGCCGCGGTAAGAGCTGAAGAACCCCTGATCCAGCCACGTCGTCCCGCCATCCGGCGAAACCTCCACGCGCAGCCGCGTCCCCGGAATCAGCGCCGTCGCCGTCGCCACCGGCTCATCGATCGTCACCGCGAGCTGCGTGTACGTGAAGTGCGTGATCGGGTCTTGCGTCCGCGGCCCCGCATCGCTGCAGACCACGGAAGTCGGCGCCAGCACCACCGGTGCCACCGGGTTCACCGTCAGGTTCGATTCGTCCACTGCGGGCAGCGTGATCGTCCCGTCCAGGTTCTCGCTCCGGAACTCCGGCGTGTACGTCAGCGCGCCGCCGCCCTGCGGCGTCGGAAACAGCCCCGATTTCCACGGCAGCGTCGCCCCCGCCGTCAGCGGCGCCCGGAACGTGTACACCTCGTGGTCCACGCTCCCGCCGCCCGTCACGTCGATCATCACCACATGCACGGCCGCCAGGTTCGACGTGTCCCCCGGCATCGTCGCCGTCCCGTTGAACTGGTAATACGGAATGTCGCCGATGTTCGCCGCTGCCACTGCCGCCGTCGCCGCCGTCACGTTCAGCGCCGCCGTCACCGCCGCCACCGACGCCGGCAGCACCGGCCCGATCGGCGTCACCACCTCCGGCAGCCCGATCCCGATCCGCCTGGTCGATTGCGCCACGATCCCCGCGGCGTTCGCCACCACCCACCCCAGCGCCGCATCGTCCGAAGTCGTCGGCGCGTTCGTCGATCGCCAGTAGAATCCCGTCCCGGAGTTATAGAACAACCACGATTGCTGCGACGCCGTCGCCGCTGGCAGCGTCGGAGGCAGCGTAGGCCGGTACATCGTCCCCTGTGCGAACAGCACGCCCAGCGTGATCCCTGGCACGAATGGAGACGTCGCCAGATGCAGTACCACGTTGTCCGCCCACCAGTCCTCCTCCGTCTCGCCGCTCAGCGCGATCTGCGTCTTCATCCCGGCCGCGCCGCCTGGCACAGTCACGGAACCCGCCACAGTCACCCACGCCGCCGTCGTCGGCCCCTGCGACGCCACCGTCGAAGTGGACAACGTCGCGCCGCCGCCATCCACGAACACCACCTGCAGATGCACCGTGCCCGTAGGCTGATGCGGCCCCGCAATCATCGGGTTTGTCCACGATGCCGGCGGAGATGCCGGAGGCGTTGCCGTCGCCCCCGGATACCCCGCGCTCAACACATCCACCGCCACGTTGTAAACCTGCCCCGGCGTCACCGGATGCGCCGTCACTTCCACCACGCTCGCCGCCGGCGACGTCCCCAGGTTCAACCGGATCGACGAATTACAGAACGGCACCGTCGATTCGTAGAACGAGGTATCCAGAAACGCATTCGTCCAGGTCCACCCGATTCCCTTCTCGAAAAACGGATTGAAGATCAGGTTCAGCCCTGGAGGCAGCAACACGAACCCCGCGGCCACTCCCTGGCGATAGATTGTCGGCGTTGCGTAGAACAGCGGCATCCGGTTACTGGAACAGAACCTTCATCACCTTCGCCAACTGTTCCTTCGAAATCGGCATGTCCACGCGCTTTGTCTCCAGAAATTCCGCCGTTAGGATATGCCCCTCCACCGCCAGTTTGCGATCGTACTTCGGGTTCGGCTGCAGCTCCGTGATGGTGATCTGGTACATCAATGCTGCCTCTGCGCGATCGTCAGCACGAACACGATCCCGTCCGTCGTGTTCGTCTGCGTGCCACCCCCGAAGTAGTCCACGCCGCCGCTCACCGCGCCCGTCGCCTGGTCGATGTACCACCCAAACTCCAGCAGCGTCCCCGGCCCGCTCGTCGATCCCTTCGCCGGAGGCACCGTGGTTCCGTTCAGCGCCGACGTCGAACCCGCCGAATAGTACGGCATCCCGATGTAAATCAGCTCCGATCGCGAATACACGTAACCGTCCGCCGGCGACGTCGGAATCTGCACCGTTTCACCGATGCGGTAGAAGCCTACGAAGAACTCGTTCCGGACCGTCGCGAACTTCGCGGCCGCGTTCAGCTCCTTCATCACCGTGTCGCTCGCCACGCCACCGGCGTTGAACGCTGTGTCCGGAATCTCTGTAAAGCCCGGAATAGTTAAAAGCGTTAGCGACATAGCTCAGGGTGCTCCTCACGCCACACTTCGAACTCGCGCACCTGCGCGAGCAGCTCTTGAAACCGCGCCGCGCCCACTGTGCCTGGTCGCTCATACCTGAGCGCCTGCATAGTCATTACCAACTCGGCCATGTCCGCCGCACTATCAGCTCGCAGCACACGAATTGGGCATTGCTCGATCGCCCGCTGCCGCTCCCGTTCCGCGGCCGCCTCAGCCGACAGCGACGCCACCACCTCCTCAGCCGTCACTTCAATCACGTTGCCCTTATTCTTCTTCGCCACATCCCCTCCTAATAAACGTCCGTCGTCCCAATCACAAACGGGTTCGCGCTCCCCGTCGCCCACGTCCCCGCGGCCGCCTGGTCGCTCAGCCCCGTGTCCAGCACTTTGTACTTCATCTTTCCGTTCGCGTAATCCGGCTCGCGATCAATCACCTCATAGATCCGCGTCGCCCCCGTCCCGCCGTGCACCACATCCGGCATCAGCGGATGCGTCACGCTCACGTAGTCGCCCACCCACACCGGCAGCGTCATCAGAAACGCCTCCAGGTCCAGCGCCACCGCGCCGCCCCGCAGCCCGGAAGGCGTCCCGCCGAACCGCCGGAACAGCCGCTCTGACACCCACTGCGACCACCAGCACGCGCCCAGCTCCGTATGCAGCCCCTTGCTCTGCATCGAAAACTGATTCCCGCGGCCGAACAGACTCAGCGACACCGCATCCACATAGGTGAAGTCCTGCTGAAACTGGCTGCCGTCATAATCGAAAGACCACGCCGCCTCGTTGTATACCGGCAGCCGGTCGTACGCCGGCAACACCATCATGTTGTCCTGCGTGAACGCGAACACCGGCGTCGGTCCCGCCGCGAACGGCCGCGGCGCACGGAGCGAATATTGCCCCACGTTGTTCACCACCGGATACATCAGCGAAGGCTTCAGCACCTCCGTCTCGATAAACTGCTTCGCCTCGAAGCTCTCCGTCAGCGCGAATTGGAACGGCCGCGCGCCGGAATAAAGCCCCTCGCCTGGCGTGTCGAGCTGCGCCAGCGTCGCCCGGTCGATGAAGCTCGCAGGCAGCCCGAGCGCGAACAGCGCGATCGCCTGCACAATCTCCGCCGGCGTCCCGCACAAATACCACGGGTTGTCCGTGCTCAGCAGCTCGCCATTCTCCGGATGGTTGTAGATCGTCTGTTTCAGCAACCATTGCGGATCGCGTGCAACAAACTGCCACGAAGTGTATCCGGCTGTGGGAATGATCTTGTACAGCACGTAGGTGTGCAGCACCGTAAAATCCGTCCACGCAATGCCCGGATACCCCACCGAAAGCGTGATCGTCGATCCCTCCAGCGCATGCGCCGTCATCAGCGCCAGAATCGCGCCGCCCTGTTCCACCACCTCGCACTGCAGCTCGCCGATCGATGACGTCCCGTTCACCACGTCGATCGCCTGCGTCGCGCCCTGTGGCGTCTTCAGCCACGGATAGTAAGTCGGCAGCGTCCCCGTGATCCCCGCGCGCACCAGGTCGTACGTCGTGTACGTCACCGGCAGCGCCGGATCGGTCACGCCAGGCGCCACTGAAATCGTCATCGCATAGATCGGCCGCTTCGCCATCAGCGCGTTCGCCGTCTGCCATGCCGAAGTCGTCGATATCACGCGCCGATCCCCTTCGCCGCGCGCAGCCACACCCGCGCGTTTTCATAAGCCTGTTCGAACCCCACGCCGATCAGCCGGTAAAGTCCGCGTTGCAGTCCGCCCGGCAGCGCGTTCCAGCAACCGCTGCAAAAGCAGATCCCGAACCGTTTCTCTCGCCCACACACGCATTTCGGCGCCCGCATCGCCTTGATCGCGCGCTCCTTCATCTCCCGCTTTAGGAACTCCTCCGTCCGCTCCAGCGCTTTTTTCTCCCGTCCCGTCATCACGTCGGATTCCCGTAAAACCGCCGCAGAATCGTCGCCGTATCCGGCGGCGCCTGCCCATCCTGCAAGATCCGAAACAGAAACGTCTGTTTGTACTTCTTCGGCGCAGTCCACGCCCACTCGCTCTTTCCGTTCTCGTCCACGCAGTTGTAGAAGTCCGTCATCGCCGCGTTCGGGTAGAACTTGAACTGGCCGCCCGGCAGCGCCCACGCCATGAACGCCTCCCACCCCGGCATATCGTCGTCGATGATGACGTGCTGCATCTCGAACGAAATCAGGATGTCCGCGTTTTCCACCACCCGCTCGCGTGCCGCGCCGCTCGTCGCCAGGTTGTCATGCAGCCGCGGCGCAAAGTACGGTTTGAAATTCTGCGGCCCCCGCTTGAACGCCAGCGTCACCGCCCCGCCCCCAGGGTTGTACACAATCTGAGGCTGTTGGATCGCCGCCATCTATTGCGCCCCACTCAGCGCGCGCCTGTGTTCCTGGCACTCCGCACAGTCGCAGTGAGTGATACAACGGCCGCAGCCTTCGCGAAAGAGTCTGCGGCACAGGCAGCGTACGAACTCCGATCCGCAGCACCGGCAGACTTTAAAACTCTTCCCGCGGTATATCCGCCGCTTCATCGCATCACCACCTGCCCCGTCTTCGTGTTCGTCGAAGTTAGCGTCACGTCCCGGTTCAGCACCGCATCGTTAATCGCCGCCGCCAGCGCCTCCACCCCATTCACGCCGAAGATGTGCCCGTTCACCACCACATGCACCTGCGGCCCCGTGCTCGCCGGCGAAGCCGTCATCTCGCGCGACGTCCCGCTCGAACCCGCGCCGCCACTCGATCCCGCACCGGCTCCCGCGCCAGATCCACCCGCGCTCTGCCCGCCTGGAATCGCGCTCCCCGCCACCGCCGCGGCCGCGCCCACCGTCCCGAAGATCGCCGCCGCCTGGAACGCCGCGGCCGCGCCCGCGAAGTTACCCTCCGCCAGGTCCAGGAATCCCAGCGCCGTCGAATAAATCGCTTCCGCGAACGCACGCGCCGCCAGCGACTCCAGCGTCGATTTCAGCACCGCCTCCATCGCCGCGCCGATCGATTTCTGGTACACGATCGCGTCCGCGATCGCCGCCCCCATTCCCTGCGCGAACGCCTCGAATGTCTGCTGCGCCTGCTCCTTCAGATCCTCCAGCGCCACCTTCACCATCAGCAGCGATTGGTTGCTCGACGTCGCCCACAGCTTCATCAAGTCGTCGTTATGCTTGATCATCTGCTCGAAGTGCGATCCGAAAACCCCCTGCCAACCCTGCGAGTTGATCAGCGCCTGCAGGTCCAGCCCGTAGCGCTTCAGCAGCTCCGCCCGCATCGAATCGAACAGTTCCTCGATCTTCGCGCGCTCCTCCTCGGTTCGCGCCGTCATCAGAACCTTCGCCTTCTCCACGTCGCTGAACTGCAGCAGATCCCGGTCGTACTGCGCCTTCAACCGCTCCGCGTGCGTCATGTAGCCGCCCAGCATCGTCCCCAGATGCGCCTGCATCTCGCTCACCTCGCGCGCAAACGCCTGCGCGCGATCACGCTCGATCTTGTCCAGCCCCGCCTTCCGCAACGCGTCGATCCGCGCCTGGTTCTCGTCCGTCAGCTTTTCTTCCTGCGTCAGTGCAATCTCCAGCGCGTCGATCTCGCGATTCCACGCCGCCACCTGCTCCGCGTACGTCCTTTGCCCCTGCTCCTGCGTGCGCTTCTCCAGATCGTTCCCAGCCTTCGCGATCGCCTCCGCCTTGTCCCGGCCCAGCTTTTCCTGCCCAGCCTTTTCCAGCGCGTCGATCTGCGCCGCCAGCAGCTCGTACTGGTCCTTTGTCAGGTCCTTCTTTTCGTTGAGCTGCTTTCGTAACTGCGCGATCTCCAGGTCGAAGTTCGCCGCCTGCATCGCCAGCGTCTGCTGCCCCTGCGCGTTGATCCGCCGCTGTAAATCGTCCCCGAACCGCGCCACGTCCGCCGCGATCTTCTGCTGCGCCTCCTGGTCCAGCACGATCCACAGGTTCTCCAGCGCCTTCGGAAGGTTCGCCAGCGCCGCCGCTTCGCGCACGGCCGATTCGCCCGTCAGCTTCCCCTCGTCGCGCAGCTTCTTGAACTCGTCCGTGACCTTCGCCACCTGCTCCTGCACCTTGTACATTTCAGCCGCGGCTTTCGTTATCTCGCCGCCGCCCGCGTTCATCTTTTCGAAGATCCCGCCCAGCTCCTCCGAAAGCCCGCGGAAGTCATCCTTCGCCTTCTTCGCCGAATCATCCAGCCCGTCGATCCCCGGCCCCTTCCCCAGCCTGCCCAGCGCCAGCGCCAGCTCCTCCGTCTTTTCCTTGATCTCCCGCGTGTTGTTAATCCACCGCGCGAAGAAGTTCGGCCCGTCGCCCTCGCCCCGGATCGTTGCGATCAGCCCCGCCCACTCCGTCCGCAGCATGCGCATGATCGGCAGCGAGTAACGGCCCATCTGCATCTCCAGCGCTTCCTGCTCGTTTTTCGCCTGCTGGATCGCCGCTTTATATTCGTTCACCGCCACGATGTCCTGTGACGTGATCTGTAACCCCAGCTTGCGCATCTCTTCGGCGAACTTCTCGATACCGTCGCGGCCCTGCGCCAGCAGAGTGGACAGCCCCGCCGCCCCGCGCCCGAACAAGTCGCGCGCCTCGGCCGTTCGCTGTACCTTGCTGCCCATGTTTTCGAAGGCGTCGGCGACTTTCAACACCAATGGCCACAGGTCCTTCTCGCCCGCCGCCACTTCCGCCTGCGTGATACCCAGCCGTTTGAACATCTGCTGCTGTGCTTCGCCGCCTTCGTTCGCCTTCGCCACCGTGGAAGCGAACCGCGTCAGCCCAGTCACCAGCTCGTCGTAGTTGGTTCGCGTCTCCTCCGCCGCGAACTTCAGCGCGGACATATTCTCTGCTGCGATCCCCGTTGATCGCGAACCGCGCGCCACTTCGCTCACGAACTCGACATACTTGTTCCCAGCCTCAGCGAACGCCGCCGCGGCCGCCACTACCCCCGCGCCGATCGCCGCCGTCGCCCCCAGCATCGCGCCTTCCACCGTCGAGATATCCCCGAACACCTTCCCGGCCCAGTCCGCGAACTCGCCCTGCAAGTCGGAAAGATCCTTGCTCAGCAGCGTCCGGAACCGCTCGACGTTGTTCTCCGCGTCATCCGTCTCCGCGCCGATACTAAAAAGCAAATTAGCTGTGGAATCTATACCCATACGTGCTCGACGTTCCCCTCGCCTGGCGCCGTCTCCCGCATCCTGCTACGCGCCTGCTGCAGCGCCCCCGCGATCCCCAGATCCAGCGCCAGCGCTGTCACCGGCTCGTCGATCGCCAGCATCGCGCTCGGCCGCTGCCCCCACATCTCGGCCGCCACTCCCAGCGCGATCGCATTTTTGCTCGCCACGAAAGGTCCGCAGGCCGTCCTGCGCCTCCTCACGCCGCGCCCAGCGCAGAATGAATTTCAGATCCTCATCGCCGATCGCGCTCGGGTGAATCTCATCCGGCCCCGCCGGCTTCATCGTCACCCGCGGCTTCAGGCAGCAATACTCCACGATGTCCCGCGCCAGGCGAATCCACCCCAGTACCTGCTCCCGCGTCACATCCGGCTTTTCTGCCTCGCCATCCACCGGCACAAGGCCCAGCGGCAGTTCGCCCCACATCGCGATCTGCAACGGGTCCGGACGCCGCGCCAGAATCGTAACCCCGCTCGGCATCTCCAGCTCCACCGCCTCCGGCATCGCCGCCGCTCGTCCCGCGGCAGCCCACTCTCTTGCATCGCAAACCATTTAGTCCCCCTGTTCCGCCTACAACGTCTCGTAGAACACGCCAATCTGCCGGCCTGCCGTCCGGGAAAGATCGGCGAGCCCGCTGAACTGCACCTTATTGCTGGTGTCTTTCTCGCGGCCAATCGCTAGATTTAGCCCAGCCATCCCGTGCGCGTTAAACAGAATCGAGACGATATACTTACCAGCCACACCCCGCTTCGGCGAAATCATCGCGATGCACAGCGGCGTCAGCAGCCCGCTCGAAGCCCCACCGAAAGTGAGCTGTTTGTAGCCGCCCGCCGTTGCGTACACAGCATACGGAATGGCGTTTTGCAGGATCGTAGGATCTAACTGCGACAGCTCACCCTCAATATCCATCGCCACCGCGGAATAGAATCGCGCCACCGGCGCATCCGCTTGGTCCACCCGGATATCCGTGATCTTTGGCTTGACCACGATTGTTTGCGCCGTCTTTGTGGCGCCAAAGTGTAGCGAAGCCGGATGCGCCGTCGAATCGGGCGTTCCGCCGCTCAGGGTGAGCTGCGGCGCCGCGCTGTCCACCACGCCCCCACCAATCACCCAGAGATCGCCAGGCCCCTGGTGGATATGACTTACGTCGTAGTTAGTCGCCGTTGCCGGCATGCTTTTCCTCCTGCACCGCAATCAGCGCGTGCGCATAACCCTTCGCCGTGTCCAGGTCCAGCTCCAGAATCGTCCCCGGAATCTGCACCGCCCCGTTTTCCAAGCTCTCCAGTGAAATCGGCAACGTTACCCGATACTTCTGTTTCACCGCTCCTCCTTCGGCGCCAGCGCCTCCTCCAGCGCCCGCACCTTCTCCACCAGTTCGCTGTTCCGCGCCAGCAGCTCGCGCTCCCGCTCCTGCCATCGCGTCTCGCGTTTTTTAAGTGCCTCAAGTCCGGGGGAAATAAGCCCCATCGCTTCCTTCTCGCTGTCATTCGCCATTACAAATAAGGCGAGTAACACGCGCGCGCCCGGCTCGGCGATGTCGCTCTCATACTGACTCACGGTGTTCTGCGCTACCCCAATCCGCGCGGCAAAATGCGCCTGGGTATCGCCAATGCGCCCCCGAATCCGATAAATGATGCCTCCCAGCCCTCGCGCCAAGACTACGGAACCTCCTGCATCAAAACCGCCACCTTCACCTCCGGAAACCGCGTGAAGCTCTGCCCCTTCGTGTAAACCGGCCCGTACTCATGCGATTGCACGAACACCCGCGTCACCCGGATATCCCACGGCGCCGCCGGATACCGCAGCGCCTGGTCAACCGCCCACACGTAGTCAACAGCCGCCGCCTTCGCCAGTTCCGGCTCGCCCGCCATCACCGCGAGCTGCACCGTCACCTCGTGCACCTGCGCCACCATCGATCCCTCTTCGGCCAGCACCGTGCGCATCCCCATCACCCACAACTGAGGCGCATTCAGCGCAATCCCCACGAAGATCCGGTCGAACGAATTGAACGCCGCGCGATCGCGCTGCGCCAGGAACTGCCCCGTCCCCGCCACCAGCGCCTGCGTCACCTGGTCTTCCGCCAACTGGATAAACTCCTGGTTCATCCGTGCACCGCCGTGTTCTGCATCATGAAGTAGGAAGCCAGTCGCGAAGTATCAATCGGCCCGCGTCCCGGCCGGAACCCTGCCTTCGACGCCACCTGCACCAGGTACGCCTGCGCGTTCTTCATCGCCAGCCGCTTAAATGTCTCCGTCAGTTGAATCTCCGGCCGCGCCGGCATCCGCGACGTCCCCCGCTGGTGATACACCGCGTAGCTGATCGAAGTCCCCATCGTCAGCCGCTTTCGCTCGCCGATAAACACCGCGCCAGGCGCGCCCTCTTTCGTCAGCGAATCCTCCATCACGCCCGTCCGATGCAAAATCTTCATGCCCGGATAGTGAACCGCCTTCCACCCCGCATATTCCGGCGAAAGCGCCGCCCACCGCGCGCCGCCCTCTTCGCCCTCGGTCTTGAACTGGTCCTTCACCTGCGCCCGAAACTCGTCCCCGATAATCGGCCAGATCGGCCGGTAATCCGCCACCCCGTCCGCGAACCGCGCGATGCCGCGATCCATCTGCACCTGCCCCGCAATCACCATTCGAAAGCGAAACACCTACTTCGCCTCCTTCGCGTTGCGCAGCGAAGCCCACAGCGCCACCAGCCCGCCCGACATCACCTCTTTGCCCTCCGGCCGGAAGAACAGCAGAACCGCCCCGGCCAGAAAGACGAACAGCGAGACCACGATGTGCCCTCCCTGCGTGTCCAACCAGTCGAAACGGTCCCGCATCGCGCTGTTCTCCCCTAGCTCCCCGCCGGTAGCGGCGAAGGCAGCGTCCCCTCGAACGTCTGAAGCGAAGCGATCAGCGTGTCCGTCGCGTTCTTCATCGATGAAGCCGCCGAAGCCAGATCGCCATTCGCTCCGTCCAGCGCCTTCTGCGCTGTCGTCAGCGCCTGTTGCGCCCCTGCCTGCGCCCCAACGGCCGATAGGTAGTTCCCCTCCGCCGTTTTGAACGCTGTATACGCGTCATCCGGCGAGATCGTCGAGATCGTCACCGGCCCTGTCGTTGTTGCTGTGCCCACTTCTCTCTGTCCTCCTTCAATTGCGCGGAAATGCCTGCCTAAGCAGCCGCGGCCGCCGCGCCAGCCACGGGAACCTGTGCCTTCACCGCGGGAATGATGCTCTTCACATCCGCCACCAGCGCCGCGTCCAGCGTGACGTTCAATCCGTTCGCCGCCGCCGCCGTCCCCGCATCCTCGATCGCCTTGATCACGACGCCCAGCGCCGCAAACGCCGCGCGCTCCACATTCGCCGCCTCCGGCGAAACCAGCCCCGTGATTGCCTCCACCACCGCCGCGTTCGCCTGCGCCTTCTTCATCGCAGGCAGCGCCTTCAACTCCACAAACTTCGCCGCGCTCACCAGGTCTTTCGCCGCCGCCGCGAACAAATGTTCCGCTCCCGAAATCAAAACCACCGTCGCCTCCTATGCCGCCACCGTCGTCTGGTAGGCCGTCGCCGCAGCAAACAGACTGATGGTTTCCGCGTTTCGCGCCGGGCTCGCGTCGATACGATGACATTCGGCCGTCGCGCCCTTCCAGTCCCCGGCTTTCGCACACGCGATTAGCCGCGGAAACTTCTCCAGCAGCCCGTGCACGCCTACCTGGAAAGCCATGTCGATCATCGCCACCTGCGCCGCGGCCGGAAACCGCACGAACTCCGGCAGCGCCGTGCGCAAAGTGCCTTCCACCCCTTCCACATCGCTCGCCAGCAGCGCCTCCACGTCCGCCGACGTCAGCCGCAGCTTCGTTTTCATCGCGTAGTACATCGGCAGCAGCCCCGCGTGCAGCACGAACACCGCCGCGTATTCCGCGCGTATTTCCTCCTCCGTCGCCCGCGGTCCGGCGTCGCCCCATCGCCACGGCAGCACCATCGCCGCAGCCGGATTCGGCAGCGCATGTCCCACGCCGCACGTCACCGTTCCGCCCTTGTCCAGATACATGAACGGCATCTCGCCCTCTTCCACAATCAGCCGCGCCTGCATCGTGTCCAAAACTGTCGTCCTCGTTTCGTCCGTCACCATTCCCCCCTTTACAAAAGCCCCGCAAACCGCGAAGCCGTCTTAACGCCTTCCCACAACTTGCCCCAGAACGATCGCTTCTTCGTCAGCCCCGCCGTCAGCGTGTGCAGATCGCCCGTGATCCCCGCCATGTTGTCGGCGTTCTTCTGCGCCGCGGCCGCCATCTGCGGCGCAGCCTGCGCCACCGTGTTCATCGCCACCGTCGCCGATTCCACCGACGCCTTCACATCGAAGTACTCGTCGTCCCACGAATCCTTCGCGTCCTGCTCGATCGCCGCAGCCTTGTCGATCGCCACGCCCGCCTTCTCGATCACGGCCGGCACGCTCTTCTCGATCGCCGCCGCCTGGTCCAATACCGGCTTCACGTCCGCCCGCAGCTCGCGCACCTCGCCGATCGCATCATCCACCCGCTTTAGCGAGTCGCCGATCCGCGAGTCCGCCCGCTGCCGCGCGATCGCCACCTGCCCCACCAGCTCCCGCCGCAGCGCAGTCGCCTGCGCATCCGCGCGCCCCGCGATATCCTCACGCGCCGCGGCAATCTCCCCCGGCAGCGCCGACATCGTCGCCTGCATGTTCCGCTCTAGCGCCGCGCCCTCCCACGCCAGCAGGATCAGGGACGCCAGCAGCGCGCAAACCAGCACTTGCCGCAGCTCCTTCAAAACTTCATCTCCTTACAGAACACCCGCTCGTCACGCCCGCTCGAATCCGTCATGTCGCCCGCCACCAGGCCCGGCCCGGTATCCTGCGTCGCCGCGCCAGTCGCCCGGAACAGGTGATCGTAGTCCCCACCCTCCAGCGCCTTCTTCTCCGCCGCGTAATTGCCGCTCAGCGAGTTCGTAATCGCCCAGTTACCCGAACCCCACATCGACGCCACCGCCGCCGCCAGGCGCGCCGCAGCCCCAAAGCGCACGATCTGTTCGAGCACACTCGCCGGAGACGGCGATGCATCGCCGCTCGGCTGCGCCCACGTCGCTGGATCCAGAGAAAACCCGCGCCGCAGCAGAATCCCGTTCACCACCTGCGCGCCGCTCCGGATCCACACCAGAATCTCGTCGTCCTGGATCGCGCCGTTCCGTTGAAACCCCGGCACCTCGCCGCACACCGCATCCACCGTCGTGTACGTCTGCAGCAGCGCCGCCGGAAAATTCACCGTGAACGTCACGATGTTCGACACCGTGCCGTCCGCGTTCAACACGAAAACGCCGATCGCCATCGACGTCCCCGCCGCCCCCTCGATATCCATCGGAATCTGCGCCGTCAACTGCGTCGGCGACACGTACGTCGTCGGCACAGTCGCCGGGCAGCACGCCGCGGAAGCGGCCGTAAAGCCGCTCCCCGTCAGCGCGATCGCCGTCCCAGGGGGACCAAAAGACGGCGAAACTTGTGTCAGCGCCGGCATGTGCTACTGAATGATCGCGAACGGAATCGTTACCGCCGATCGCTTCACCGTCACCACCGCCGAACCCGAAGTGAACGCGCTCATGCGCGCGCGCACCGATGCGTACCCCGCCACGTTGACGCGCCAGATGCCCGTCCCCGTCGCCGTCGTCACGCCCGGCCCCGACGAAGTCGCCACAAACGTCCCCGTGGGAACCACGTCGATCGCCGCCCAGTGTGATCCGTCCACCGTGGCTTCGAACGTGATCGTCGCCACGAACGTCCCCGTCACCTGGATTCCCACCGATCCCACCGTCGAATTGAGTGGTGCGATCACACAGCTCGCGTTCGTCGCCGTGCAGCTCGAAGCCGAAGCCGTCAGCGTCCCCGCGAACGTCCCCGCGGCCGCCGATTGCGCCAACGCCGGAGTTACCGCCGCCACCAGAGCCAGCAGCGCGGCAAAGAAGAATCGAAAAACCGTCTTAGTGTTTGCCATATTCATCGTCTGCTCCTCTCTCGCCTACGGGTTCTGCAGCGTGTTGCTGAACAGCAGCCCGGCGCCCGAAGCCACCACTTTCTGATCGCGGTACTTCGAAACGTCGATCACGTAGCGCTTCGCGTCCTGGTCGTACCACTTCTCCACGATCCGGCCCGCGTTGCCCACGTTCCAGATGAAGTGATACATGAAGGTCAACTTCCGCCGTCCCGGATTCGGGTCTTTGTAGAACAGCAGAATGTAGTTGCCCCAGATGTAATCGAGACTCGACGCCTCGCCTTCCGGAACCGTGTCGTACATCGCCTCGCCGACGATCACTTCCTGCAGATCCAGCTTTTCCGCCAGCATCTCGGGTTTGATCAGCGGATCGACGGGCGCCGTTGTGCCGTAAACGCGCCGCAGCAGGTTCGGGTTGCTGCGCAGCCCGCGGTATGCCGGCCGCCCGATAACCATCGCGTTCGGCGCACGGCCGATCTTCTTCGCGATGACTTCCTTCTGTTTGTCGAAGTAGAGAATCGGATCGTTGTCCGAATTGTCCACCTGATACTGCCCGCCGGCCGCCGAAAGGTCGGTCGTCGTCGCCGTGCTGGTGATCGCGTCCACCAGGTCCATCTCCTGCGCCAGCAGAACCGCGTCCGTTGTTACTTCGGTCGTGTCGATATCCAGATCGATCACGGGATCGGCGTTCGATGGCGCCTCCCAGGGATAGGTGCCCCGGAGCGAGTGCCCCTGGCAGAAATAACTATCGTTCGAGAGGGACCATCCCGTCTCGCGCGGCTTAGTTCCCGGTTCGCGTGACGTCATCCGGCGCCGGAATCGCTCCAGCCCGTAGACCCAGTATTTGTTGCTCTTCATGTTGACTGGAACAACCGGCGCAACATCTTCGGCGATAAATTGCGCGTTAGTGTAAGCCACGCTGACGTTCGTCAGCGCTTCGTCGATGTGGATCTGCCCGACGTCGATAGATGCATCGCTCAGCCGCACCCGCGATTCGCCGCCCTCGCCGCCAGGGATATACCGCATCGGCGCGAACGGCGTGGCGTCGAACGCTTCGGTCGCTTCTTGTTCTCGTGTCGCTATTGCTCTCATTCGTCCTTTCCTCCTAGCTCACCGCTTGCGACACGGCGTACTCGTTGATGAACACGTAGACAATGTCTCCCGCGTTCGCCACGGTATTCTCCGCGCGCCCGATCACGTTGACGTTCGCCGCCGGGTTCTGCAGCACGGCCACAATCGCCGCTTCGGCCGATTGCACGCGGCCCTGGTTATCCGCGATCTGCACGCGATCCCCGCGGCTAATCGCGCCCGCCGCGATCGCGCGCGCGATCCCCAGGCGCGCCACGTTCACGCCCTTGTTTTGCTTCGCCTGCGACGTCTTTGCGAAGCCCAGAAAGCCCGCCACGTTTGCGCCGCCGGGCAGTGCGCAGCTCCCATCAGACGCGCCCTGCACAACCGCTGCGAACTGCGTCACGCCACCCACGTTGTCGATCGTGTAGGTGACGTCGAGTAGTGTTACCTGTCCAAGTCCGCCGGCCATCTATCGGCCTCCTTTCTGGAACTTCTGCTTCTGCGCGAATAGCTCCGGCTGCTCGCTCGCCACCAGCTTCAGCGCCTCGCCGTAACCCAGCTTCGGCCGCGCCTTCCGCTTCGCCTCGACTTGCGCCTCGATCGCCGCGTTCACTTGCGCCAGGCCCGTCAACCCTTCGGCTGCCGTGCCCTTCTCGCTCAGCGCCACCTGCTGCTTCATGCCAGCCACCAGGCCGCGGAACCCCGCCAGGTCCGTCAGCGCCAGCTTTTCGTACATGCCCCGCTGCGCCGGCGTGATCTTGCCCGCCGTCACCGCCGCGTCCAGCTCCGTCTGCACCTGCATCCCGTGCAGCACGTCGCCCGCGATCAGCGTCTCCCCGTCATGCGGCAACGTCGAGAAATCGTATTTCCCGTCCTTGTCGCGCTTCACGTCGCTAAGCCGCACCACCTTCAGCGCAGGAATCGCTTCGGCGGAAACAGCCTCCGTTCCGTCGTCCATCGTGACCTTCACCTTCCGGTCGTCGAGAACGACTACGCTTGTTACCTTCACGCTTGCCTCCTCTTTGCTTTCTGTCCCCCGCTTCGCCGCCGACAATGCCAGCGCCGGCATCGCCTCCAGAAACGGGCGATTCGTCAGCGCGCCCGAAATCAGCGTCGCGCCCTGCGGTTCGCCCGAATGCTTGTCCCGCGCGCCCCAGTCGATCACCGGCGAGAAATACCGATACTCTTTCTTGCCGATCATCTCTTTCGCGCGATCAGTGAAATCCGCATATCCCCACAGCACGCCCTTCCCATCCGGCGCGTCGTCCAGCCGCTTAATCCAGCCCGACGCCGGAATCGGCTGCCCCTTCGCCGCCTCCGGGAACTCCGAAGCGTGTTCGTAGTCGATCACCGTATCCGCCGGCCGCTTCGCGAAATTCGCCACGATGTCCGCCATCGTTTTCCGCGTGATCGAAAACTTCTGCGCGCCCTTCACAAAGTTGCCAAGGATCGCGATCGGCACCCGCTTCAGCCCATCCGTCACCGCGCCCAGGCGCACGAACCAACGCGGCCCCTTGTCCGACATCGCCGCCTTCGGCTCGTCGCACATTTCCTCCACGTCGTCCATCGCCGCCTTCCAGTCCTCCGGCAACTGCGCGACGAACTCCGCGCCCTTCCGCTTCGCGATCGCCTTGATGTTCTTCTTCAGCTCATCCGGCGCAAAGTTGTCATCGCCCGCGCGCCCAATCGAAGCCGCGGCCGCGTGCACGTCCTCCGGCTTCTCGATCGGAAACGATCGCCCCTTCCCCGCGAAATCCTCCTCCGGCATGTGCTTCCGCTGGTCGTCGGAAATATCGCGTAACGCCAAAATCTGATAGCTCAAGCCTGCCTCCTCCTCTGTGCTCACCGCCGCCTCATCTTTCCGGCCGTCTGCCGCTCAAACTGCACCAGCGAGCGCAGCATTTCATCTGCGCCCTGCCCTGTCAGCACGCGCGCAATTCCGATCAGCGCTCCAGCCGCCATCAGCTCCGTCCGTGTGACGTCGTGCTTTCCCTCCGGTAGCGCCGGCGTGAAGTTCACATCGATCCCCCGCCCGCTGATGTAGATCGAACAGCTCTGTCCGCGATCCAGGGGAATGTGCTCGTCGCTCAAGCTGCCTCCTCCGTTCCCTCATCGCTGAACACGAACACATGCACACACCGGCACTTGTCGCCGCCGTCGCAGTCCGGATTCGGCACCGCCTGCAGATCATCCGGCGTCGCGCCCTCGTCCCCGTCCGCCTGGCCACACGGATCGCACGTCATCGGGTCTAGCAGCGCCGAATAGATCACCTTGCCGATCTCGTCTTTGTACTGCTCATACCCCGCCTGGCGCCCATCGGCGAACGCCTCATTGGCGCCCTCGCCCGCCAGCCCATCGATCCACTTGTCGCTCTGGTCGTCCAGATCCGCGCCGATCCCCTGGATCACGTCGCCTTTCGTCGCATCGCCCGCATTCCGCTTCCGGTTAACCGCCGCGTTCGCCGCCCGCGCCGTCAGATTGTTCGTGAACTTGCTCACCACGCCGTCCGCATACAGCCCAATCTGGTCCCGCTTCGCATCCGCCATCCGGATCTTCGCCGCGTCGCCCGGCGCATGCCCCGCGAGCTGCGACGCCCGTTCTTTCGTCACCTGCTCGTGCCCGAACCCATGCACGCCGCGCAGAATGCCTTCCACGTCCGCAGTCAGCCGTTCATCCGGCGCCACCGACACGCGATGCATATTCCGCACCGGCGCATCCACCAGCTTGTGAATCACCTCCGCCTGCACCCGCGGCCGCGCGCCACGCAGCGCCGCCGCCACATCCGCGCGCCCCTTGTCCAGCCCGGAAATAATCTCGCTTAGCGCCAGGTGCTTCTCCGCGCCGCGTGGCGCCCGCCGCAGGTTCAGCCCGGCCACGTCAGCGCCCGCCACCTTCTCCTCCGGCGTCTCCTCCTCCTCCGCAGCCGGCGTCTTATCCGCTGGCGTCTTCCCCGCGGCCGCAGCGCCTGGCGCGGCCGCGGGCAGTGACGTCGTCTTCTTCGCCCGCTCGCGCACAATCGTCGCTGAGTCCGCCTCCGGCGCGCCGATCCGCTCGCGCACCCACGCCTCCAGCGAAGGCGTCGCCGTCATGATTCCGCCCTGCCCCAGCTTCGAAAGCGCATCCACAATCGCGTCGAAGTTCAGCGCCATGATCTGCTGAGGCACCAGCTTCGGATACCGGGTCAACCCTGCAAAGTTGTAATCGCAGAGCTGTTTCACCAGCGAACCGTTGATCCGCTGCGCGATGTATTTCGCCGTCGCCTGCAGCCCCATGAAGAAGAAGTCGGACATCGTCTCGCCCAGCGATCGGTTGCCCGAAGCCTTCCCGCTCTGCCCCATCATCATGAACTGCGCCAGGCCCACCAGCGTGATCAGCGTCCCGTGATGCTGAATCGCCTCTTTCGGATCGCGCAGGTTCCCCTTCACGCCCTCCAGCGCAAAGGTCCAGCTCGGAGGCAATACCAGTCCCGTGCGCTGGTGCGCCGTCAGCTTCCCCACCCAGTCCAGCGCTGTTAGCTTGTCTTCGGCTTTCCACTCCGCGCCCATCGTGATCACGGGAATACCCATCCCGTTGCGCTCGCACGCGATCGCGTCCACGCGATACAGCCCGCTCTTGATGTACCAGTGCTGATACATCTGCCTAAGCAGCGATTGCCCCGTGAAGTTTGCGCCCTCCTGCCGGAACGTGAACAGCGTGCACCGCTCCATCGGCAGCTCCGTCCGCACGTACTGCCCCGCGCGATATCCAAGCTGCTCGATTGTCCGCAGGTTGTCCGTCCCCGGATCGCAGATCCATCGGTAAAACGTCAGCGGGAGCCGCGGCGCAGTCTTCGCCAGGCGTACCCGGTTGCCGTCGATCTTGAAAACGTTTTCCTGCAGCGCCGCCCCGAAGTCCAGGCACAGCAGCGCGTTTTCCAGCATCGCGTCGAAGTCGTTATCGCCGTCGAACATCGTCTCTTCGCAGAAGTCCGTCGCCTCCTGCTCGATCGGCGTCGGGTTCTTCGGCGCCTGCATCTTCCACTCCGCCCCGCGGATCGGCAGCTTCGAAGCCCACAGCGTCGATGCCACATGCGCGTCCGATCGCCGCATCTCCTCGAACACCAGGTAAGCGGCCGGCCACGCCATCGTCGAGTTGTACTCGCCCAGCTCGCGCAGGAACCCGCCGAAGATCGGCGTTCCCGTCGCGCCCACCTCCGCCGTGATCGCGGCGTCCCCAGTCGGCGCGGCCGCCACCGGCGCGTTCCACGGCTGCGATACCTGCCCGATCTCCAGCCCACGCCCGGCCGCGGCCGCCGGAGGCGCCGGAATGCTCGACAGCCCTAACTGCTGGATCACCACCGCACCCCCATCGCGCCCAGATCCGCGATCGTCTGCGAAACCATCACCGGCCACGGATCGCGCATGTCGGCCGCGGCCCCGCACCGGCAATGCATCGCGCAGCGATTGCAAGCGAAACACACGCGCTCGTCCATACACCCGCACGAAAACGCCAGCACGCCGTGCGCATGCACCACCGCCTCCCGTTTACAGCACCCGCACCGTCGCCGCATCAAAATCGCCGCTCCAGCAGCCCCGCCGTCACCGGCCGCCCCACCAGCCCCAGATCGCTCGCCGGAACGTAACTACGGTTCCCCTCCGCCGCGCTCGCCGCCAGCGCCAGCGCCCAAAACTCATCCGCGTGCCCGTGTTCCGTGCGCGCCGCGTCGAACCGGAACCCGCCAGTCGGCCCCGCGAACCGCTTGATCGCCGAACACGCGCGCCGAATCCGTGGCGATTCCGGAATCCGAATCGTCCCCTTCTCGAACCGGCTCTTCAGCAGCACAGCCATCCGCTCTTTGTTCTCGGCGTTGAACGTGACCTCTTCCACCCACGGAAACTCCGCGTGCAGGTCCTCCGCGATCTCCGCGCCGATCCCCGTCGCGTCTACGCACATCCGCTGCGAAGCCTTCGCGAACTCGCGCGCCTCCTGTTTCTGCTTTGCAAACGGCGTCTTCTCCATCCACAGCAGCCCGCGCGACATCAGCACGTCGTCCACCTGGCGCAGCATCGCAATCACGGAAAGATCGCGCTTTCGCGCGATGTCCATTCCGGCAAACTGCGACGGCAGCGCCGCGCCATCCCACGCGATCGGCACGTCGCCCTCGCACGCCATCACCAGTTCCAGCGGAATGAAGTTTTCTGCGCCCGACATCGGAACATTCATGTAGTCCTGCATGAATATTTCCTCGTCGCCCAGCGCCATACGCTGCGCCTCGATATCCACCGGCATCCCCTGCTCCTTCGCCATGTAGATATCCACCCAGTGCCCGCTCCAGCCGTTCGCCTTTACCGGCTGCTTTTCAGGCCGCGATCCAGTGTGCAGGCCCAGCAGTTGCATCAGCTCGTAGAACTTGTTGTCCGTGCCCTTGAACGTCGAAGCCACGCGCACTTTGTAGCCGCGCGTCGCGCGCGTCAACATCGCGCCCCAGATCCCCCGCGAATCGCGATGCAGCGCAAACTCGTCCAGAAACACGTTCGCCGAATATCCGCGCGCCGTGTCCGGATTCGCCGGCAGCGCGATGATCCTCGATCCGTTCGGAAACTTCGCCTTGTGTTCGACGATCGTCGTCTTCTCAAAGAACTCGGTATCGTCCAGCTCGCAAACCGCGCCCATCGCCGCCGCGTGCAGCTTCACTTTCTGGATCAGCTCAATCGATTGCCGCTCGCCTGCGCTCAACAGCAGCCACAGCGATCGCGGAACCTCCACGCAATCCAGCGTCGCCTCCAGCGACGTCGCGTGTGATTTCCCCGATTGCACCGAAGCCACCACCGCCTTAAACCGGCTGCGGTCTTCGATGTACCGCCGCTGCCACTCAAGCAACGGCGCCACTGGCTGCGTGAAAAAGCTCAGACGCTCCTCCGCATCAGATCCCGCGGCGTCTTCCCCACGATCGGCGCGGCGCACTCTGCACAAAACACGCGCCCGTCCGATTGCGAACTCCGCAGCCGCGCCACAGCATTCGCGAAGTGCATGTACACCGTTCGCTCGATCGTCTCCACCGTGAAGCCGTTGTATCGGACGTCCGCTCCGCAAGTCGGGCAAAGCACCGCCGCCGCCTTGTCCTCCTGCGCCGGAACCGTGATCGTCGCGCTCGTGCTACCCGTGCTGTCCATCGCTCCCCCTGTTCAAGCCGTAAATCTCACGAATCTTCGCCACCTGGTCCGCCGTGATCGTCTCTCCGCGTCCCGCCTTCTCCTCCAGCTCCGCCGCGGCCGCGTCCGCGCGCCCCATCCGCTCCTCCTGCAGTTGCAGCTTCTTCTCGACGATCGCCACCGCCCGCTCGCGCAGATCGAGCTGCCGTTCCTTCTGCGCCACCACCTGCGCCTTCAGCGCCATCTCCTGCAGGCGAAGCGGATTGCCGCCCGTCAGCGCCTCCGGATCTTCCTGCAGCTTCGCCCCCGCCAGCGCCAGAATCATGTCCGCGGCCGGCATGTCGCCCGCCTTCATGGCTGCCACCAGGTCTTCCATCCGCTCCCGCGCCGCGCGCCGCCGGTCCTGTTCCGCCTGCCACTCTTCCCGCCGCCGCGAAACAGTCCGCTCCGCCACCGTCTCGCCCGTCGCCTGCGCAATCTCCGCCGCGATCTCCGCGGCCGTCTTCTTCGCGATGAACCCCGCAATCATCGCCTGGCGCGCCTCCGCGCTCAGTTCATCCGTCACTTTGCGAAGCCGCCCCACGCGCGCTTAGAACCTCACCCCTGGATCGGCCGCGATCGCGCCGTCGATCAACTGCAATCCCCGCGGCAGCAGCCGCGCCGTCACAATCGCCTCCGGCAGCACCGCGTTCGCGCGATCGCGCCGGTATCCCGGCGTGTCCCCCGCCCGCACCACCACCACATACCCCTGGTCAGCCAAATACGTCAGCGAGAACTGCATCGATTCCGGCGTCATCGGATACCCCAGCGCGTCCAGCGCGCCCAGCAGCGTCGCCACCATCACCGGCATGCGCCCATACTCCTGCGAGAGGGATTGCAGAATCCGCCCGCGCTCGATCGCGTGCCGCTGTTGTTCCATCGTCGAAACGCTCATTGCTTCAGCCGCTCCTCGATCAGCGCCTTCAGGTCGCCGATCATCGCCGATTGCACCCGCACCGCCAGCAGAATCTCCCGCGAGTCGTTCGAACTCTGTTTCACCGATTCCGCCAGCATCGTCATCGCCCCCGCCAGCTTCCCGTGCGCCTCCAGAAATGGCCCCGCCCACTTGTCGATCAGCCGGTAAGCGAAGAACAGAATCAGCCCCGCAATCCCGAAGTTCGCCACCGGCCCGGCCCACTCCGTCACTAAGCCGCTCCCTTCTCCGTGATCCGGTACATTCCGCCCTGCACCTCGATCACGCCCTCCCGCACCATCTGCGCGCAGAGTGTCTCGATCAAATTCATGTCCACGCCAGAATCTCCGCTCGCCTGCAGCGCCGCCACCAGGCGCGCCGCGTTTCTGCTGCCAACCCGCAGCGCGTCCAGAATCGCCGCGCGTCGGCCCGTGAAAACGGCCTTCAGCGAACTAGGCGCAGGCGCCGGTATCAGAACGCCAGCATTCTCAGCCCGCCCGTCGAAGCGCACATACAACCTGCCCGCGTGCTCCGCGAACGAAACGCGCAGCCCCTTCTTCTTCGCGCGAATCGCCACCGAAGTCCGCGCCTTCGTGCTCTCAAAGCACAGCGCTTGGTTCGGCGTCGTAGATGCCGCCAGTTCGTCGAGCAATTTGTCATAAGGCGACACCCGCTTGCTCGCGCCGAAGGCCAGGTTCAGCCCCTCAACCGAACAGATAGTCCCCGGCGTGCCGCTCAAATCCGGCATCACGCCGGTCTTTCCCTTCTTCACTGCCGCTCCTCCTTCACCACTCCCGCCGTCGTCACCCCGCTCATCACGCTTCCCGGCAACACCGTAAGCACCCCGAACTGCGCCAGCGGATCGCCGATAATCGTGTCCTGCGACGCATACTTGTACGAAGCCCACAGCGCGTTCACCAAAACGTCGCCCGCCACGTACCGCGGAATCCACACCTCGCCGTACGGGTTCTTCATCTGCAGGTCTTCGCACGGTTCCGTGCCATGCCCCGCCGCGCCCACCGCGCCATACACCAGCGCCGCCGCGATCGGCGTCTGCCCTCCACTGATGTCCTGCAGGAGATAGCCGCCCGTCGAGCTGTTGATGATGTGCACCCCGATGCCCGGCAGGAACGTCGTCGTCGTTGCAAAGCTCGACGCCGGCTGCGCCGCGTAATACGCCAGCAGGTTCGTCTGCGTGATCGCGCCATTCGTCGGCGATCCCACCGATCCGTCCAGCGAAGTCGTCGCCTTACTCGTGATCCCGGAACCCAGCGAAAGGTTACTCAGCATCAGGCCAGGCATGCGCCGCGTTAGATCGCCCGAAATCATGTACATGATCTTTCCGCCCGCGGGCGCCGTCCGCGCGTTCGCCACCGCCGCGTCGATCACCGCTTTGCCCTGCGTGAAGCTATCGCCCCAGATGCATCCGTATCCGCCGTTCCCGTTGTTCGAGCGCAGAATCGATGAGCTGCACGTATTTACCGTTCCCGCCAGCGGCGTCGAAGTCGGCGAACTCCAGAACAGCCCGTACGATGAATTGCTCGAAGGCTGCGTCAGCGTAATCGACGATGTCCCGTTCACCGTGTGCGTGTTGCTCTGGATCGTCAGATAGCCCAGCCCGTTGTCCCAGGCCGTGATCCCGCTCACCAGTCCCATAAGCTGCGACGCGATCTGTGTCGCCGTGCAGGAACCGCCGCACGGCGTCAGCGTCACCTGCGCCGCCGCGCCGCCGTCCACGGCGATCTTGAACTGGTCACTCGTCCCAGTCACCACCGTGTACGGCCCCGCCTTCCCCGCCTGCACGCCGCCGCCTGGTGCCTCGCCCGCGAGCTGCATCGTCGGCATCACGCCCACCGTCGTCGGGTCCGCCGTCGAGTTGAACCACGGGTTAATCGGAGGCTGCGAAATGTCGATCCCGTGGTTCGCCTCCGGACACCCCAGCCCCGTCTCCGTGGGAAAGGCGTTATTTGCCACCACCGAAACCGCGCTCGCCGTATAATTTCCGCTCGACGCCTTCACAATCGCGGGAATATTCCACGCCAGCGCGATGGCTTTGTAAGTGGTCGTCGAAAGCGAATTGCGCTGTGACAGCACGCCTGCGAATCCACTCCAGCTCGCCGTCTGCACCTTCGCCGTGCTCACCGTGTAAGCCTGCGAACAGGAAAGCCCGTGCGCTTGGATGTAGTACCCCGCGATCCCGTCGCTCAGCAGTTGCGTCGCGCCCGTCCCGCACTGCCCCGTCGAGGGACAACTGCATACCACGCTTCCCGAAACGCCAATCGAATAAGAATCTTGCGTGTTCGCGAAGATCGCGAGCTGCGCAGGCGCCAGCGTGGACGCCGGAATGTTCGCCACATACTCCGGCGCCGGTTCGCTGTTCGCCACGTTCCATTGCCACGGCGTCCCCGAAAAATCGCCCGTCTGGTTAACGCCCGTTCCACCCGTCGCCGCGGAAAGCGCCAGCAAGTAAATCTTGTGCGGGTTTCCATCGTACGGATGCACCGTCCCGATCACGGACGAAGGCGTGTAGTTGATCCCCTGGCACACGCCGCCGCCAGTCAGCGGACACGCCGGCGTCTGCCCCGGAACCTGGATATCGTTCGCGCTCACCGTCTCGTAATTGCTTCCCGACATCGTCGGGTCATCCCAGTAGAAGCGCCCGCGGTACATACACCCCGATCCGATTACGGATGACGCATTGTTCTGGCAACTGATATTCCCGGAAACGTCCGACGTCGCCCGGTTATTGTTGTCTTCGATGTGCCCGTAGATCACCCCGTTCGATCCCTGCACCATCTGGATATAAGCCGCGATCTGCTCGATGCCCGTTCCCTTGTAACTCGCCACCACAGCGCCCCAGCTCCCCGATGAGTCAACCGTGAACGTCGGCGTGACCGATGAGTTCGAATTAGTGACCGTCCAGGCCCAGCCCGCGGAGTTCTCGCTGCTCACCTCGCCGGAGTTCCATGTGTTCGGCGAAAAACTCACCAGGTTGCCGCCGCGCCGGTAAGCCGCCACAATCAGGCTGCTCGTGGTCGAAGGCGTCACCGCGCCGGGCGAAGGCGTCAGCGAACCGCCCGTGGAGGCGTTATTGTTCGTCTGGTCCAGCGGAGAAGCCGATAGCTCGCCGCCAAACTCCCCAATCACCTGCGCGTCGGAGTTCGCGATCGTCCCGCCGTAGTTGATCGTGATCGTCGTCGCAGCGCCCGCGCTGTACCCCGAACAGTGCCAGAGCGAAACATACCTCGCGCCCGACACCGCGCTCGTGACGTCGGGCGTCCAGCTACAGCCCGATCCGGTCTGCGTGATTGTAGAAACAGTCGGCGAGTTCGACACCGAACTCACCAGCAGAATGATCGAATCCCCCGCGTTCGGCGTCGCATTCAGCGTGCAGACGATCGTCGTGCCGCTCAGCGCCTTCGGACAGCCGCCCGCGTTGCCGTTCGTCAAAAAGAAGTTCGCCGATGCCGGCGTCGCGGCCAGTGTGAACAGCAGAATCAGTTTCTTCACCGCCGCTCCTCATTCACCACCGGCGGCATCGATGCCGCGGCCGCGCTCGTTCCTTTATAAACAGCCACCGCCGAATCCCACGTCCCCGTCGATGTAACCGTGAACGTCATCGTCACCGATGAAGTGCTCGTCGTGATGCAGTAGCCGATCCCCATCGCCGATTGCGTCCCGTCCTGCACGTAGGTACATCCGCTGCTCGGACTACCGCTCGAAAGCGTGCCGCCGCGCCGGTAAGCGCCGAAGATCAGGCTGGAAGTAGTCGTCGGCGTCACGGCGCCAGGCGAAGGCGTCGTGCTGTTGCCCGATCCGATGTTCCCCACGTCCAGCGGCGTCGAACTCAGCGCGCCCGTGAACTCGTAATAACCGGCGTTCGAGTTGCTGATCGTGCTGGCGAAGTTGATCGTGACCGTCGTATTCGCGCCCCCAGAGAACGGCGAACAGCGCCAGATGCTCACCATCCGGTTCGTCGCCGATTGCTCGTCCTTTGTCCAGGTGCAGCCGGAACCCGTCTGCTGGATATTGCTCACCACCGGCCCCGTGCCCACGTCCGTCGCGTAGACAATCCCCATCGCCCCGGTCGTTGGCGTCTGCGGCAGCGTGCAAACCACTTGTGTCCCGGAGCTGCCCTGCGTGCAGGTGTTCATCCGGTTCGCCGTCACCTCAGCCCAACTGCCGAAGCACGGCGCCACGGCGGCAAGGAATAGAACGATTGCTTTCATAGTTAGTTCGCCTGCAGCACCAGCTTCCGCGGCCAGGTGATCGACGCGAACGAAAAGTTCGCGCTCGTCGCTGTGTCCGTCGCCCGCCCCACTTGCACGATCATCAGCGATCCCGCCACGCACCCCGTCGTATCCGTGGAATTCATCTGGATCGAAGTCGTGTACCACCCGTTCGAAACCGCCGAAGCGCCGATGGTGATAGTTCCGCCGGACGCGCTGAAGGAATGCGCCGTCGCAAACGTGGCGTCATCGTTAGCCGTCCCGTTCGTCGCCGTCGGGCAGGAAATCTGGATCTGCGGAATGATCGTGTGCCCATTCGTCGTGTCCGTGCTCGAAAGCCCCACCGCGATGTAAGGGTTCGTTGCCGTATCCCAGTCCGCGGGAATCTCCGCCAGGAACTGCGCGAACGAAGTGGACGTGTCCGTGATCGTGACATAGCCCAGCTTGTTATTCGTGCCCGCCCTGCAGCCCTTCGCCCCAGTGTTCCCGGTAAGTGACCACCCCGCTCCGGCGACAGCAGTGCCCGTGCTGCCGTCGCAATTTGCCGCGGGATAGGTCTTCGTGTCCGGAAAGTCGATGCTGTTGCACCCGCCCGATCCGTTGTCCAGCACCACTTGCTTATTCGAGCCTGACGTAGTGCAGCCCGAACCCGCGCTCGGCGGATTACCCGTGATGTCCCAATTCGTCCCGTCACTCACCGGCTTCGCAAAATAGTTCGCCGCCAGCGTGAACGAAGAAGTCGAGTAAGCCCCGTAGAACGTGCTGGTGCTCGTCTGCACCGTCACCGTGCCCGATCCCTTGTTCTGAATCCCCGTCAAAAAGAAGCCGCTGGAAAACCCCGTCGTCCCCGCCTGCGGCAGCGTGATCGTCGCCGTCGCCGTCACCTGGATCAGCGCCCCGCAGTCACCGGCCACAACCGTGTAGTTGCCGCCCTTCACCGTGATCACAACCGTCTGACTCACCGTCCCAGTCGTCGTGATCGTTCCGCCCGTCAGCCCGCACGAAGTCGCCACGCTCGTCACGTTGCCGCTCGCGCTCGGCGGATTGCCCGTCACGTCCCAGTTCGTCGCGTCCGATACCGGCCGCGCAAAGTAGTTCGCCGCCAGCGTGAACGAAGCCCCGCTATACGCGCCATAGAATGTGCTGGTCGATGTCTGCACCGTCACAGTGCCGCTGCCCGTGTTCTGGATTCCCATCAGGAACCACCCGGAAGGAAACCCCGTCGTCCCCGCCTGCGGCAGCGTGATCGTCGCCGTCGCCGTCACCTGGATCAGCGCCCCGCAGTCACCGGCCACAACCGTGTAGTTGCCGCCCTTGACTGTGATCACCATCGTCTGCTGAACCGTATTTGTAGAGAGCGTCAGCCCACAGCCCAACGTGCGCGCCACCGGCTTCGCGCTGCCATCCGTTCCCCAAAGCGTCGCCGAAGTGGGAACCGCGGTACCGTTGAGTCCGCTCACATTGCCCGTATCCGGATTCGCATCAACGCCGGTCTTGAACGTCCCGAAGTCGCTCCCGCTCGGGTTCTTGTAGTGCATGTTTGTCGCGCTGTTGTTCACATACGCTGTCCCCGCGGCCCCCACAACGCTCGGCGGCGCCCCGGCCGTCGTGAAGTCCAGAACCGTCTGCGCCGTCGTTCCGCCAGGCCCCTCGAACTGCGACGTCGTCGCGTTGTAGTTGATCGGGTTGCGCACGCAATCCCCCGCGCGAATCGGCGCGCCCACCTGCACCGCGCCCGTCAGCGTCCACACCGCCGGCGTCCCCGAACCGAAGTTACAAAGGATCAGTTCCACCGGCGTCGCCAGGTTGCTCGTCGGCGCCGTGAACGTCAGCGAAGGATTCACCCCGCCCGCATTCGGCGTCACCGTAACTGCGCTATAGGAGGAAAAGTCCACGTTGAGCGTGCCGCTCGTGTAGGTGTAGGTGTGGTTCACCGTGAACGGATTCGCCCCGCCGTTCTGCGCAATCCGATGCTGCACGCCGTCCGTGCCGATGTAGTTGATCACGTTCGAGTCCGTTGGGTCCGCGATCCCCTGCACCGGGTTACTGTTCGCATCCGGCAGCGTTAACGTGCGCGCGGCCGAAGCCGTGCCCGTGATCTGGAAGTTATTCGCCCCGAACGTTCCGCCGCCATAAAGGTACAGTGTCCGGAACGGCGTCGAAGACGCGCCCAGGTCCGTCCCAGATCCCGGCACTGAAGGCACGAACGCACCCACGTTCTGAAACGCCGCCGTGCCCAGCGAACTCCTGTGCTGCACGCCGTCCGTGCCGATGTAGTTCACATAGTTCGTGTCTGACGGGTTCGCGATCCCTTGCACCGGGTTACTGTTCGCATCCGGCAGCGTGAACGTCCGCGGCGCCGAAGCCGTCCCCGTGAACTGGAAGTTATTCGCGCCGAACGTCCCGCCGCCGTAAAGGTACAGGTTCCGGAACGGCGTCGAAGACGCTCCCAGGTCCGTCCCAGATCCCGGCACTGAAGGCACGAACGCGCCCACGTTCTGAAACGCCGCCGTGCCCAGCGAACTCCTGTGCTGCACGCCGTCCGTTCCGATGTAATTCACATAGTTCGTGTCTGACGGATTCGCGATCCCCTGCACCGGGTTGCTGTTCGCATCCGGCAGCGTGAGCGTGCGCGCGGCCGAAGCGGTGCCCGTGATCTCGAAGTTATTCGCCCCGAAAGTTCCGCCGCCGTAGAAGTAGATGTTCCGGAACGGCGTCGTCGATCCGCCCAGATCCGTCCCCGACACCGGCGTCGCCAGCATGAACGTCGGCGCGCCCGTCACCTGCCCCCACGGCAGCGTGCCGCTCGGCATCAGCGCGTTCACCACCCACGCGCTCGGCGAACTCGCCGGCGTGTTCCCCGCGTTCGAGTTCACCAGCGAGATATAGATCACGCCGCCGGAACTCACCACGTCGCCCTGCTTATAAGTCGTCCCGCCGCTGTACGGCCCCGCCCACGCCAACTTCCCGTAAAGCAGAGACTGAAAGTTCGCGTTCAGCACCGTAGGCCCGTTGCTCACCGGGTCCGTGTTATTGATCGTCGTAATCGATTGCGCCATTGCGCACGCCGCAAATGCCGCCGCTAAAAGAAGTCTCCGCATCGCTCCCCTTATTGCGCTGCCCACGTTCCGGTTGTAGTCGCCCACGTCCCCGGCTCCTGCTGCCACGTCAGCCCCGTCGTCGCCCCCGTTCCACACGGCTGCAGCGAGATACTGTGATCGTCCGCGATCACCACGCAGTACCGTCCCGCGCCCAGCCCCTTCGCCAGATAACCGATCTGCACCACGTCGCCAATCGGGTTGCTCACCACCACCACCTGGTCCACCGTCAGCGTCGTGTTGCTCGTCGGCACCAGCCAGTTCTCGCTCCACCGCCGCGTGTCCGCGCCAGTAGGACACGGGTTCTGCTTAGTCGCGTTCGGAATCGGCGTGCACACTGACCAATCCACCGCATAGTTACTCTGCCCCGGCGTGCAATTGTCCAGCGGAATTAAGGCCACCGAAAAGTTACCCGCCAGAAACTTCACCGTCAGATTGCGCTGTGAAAGATAGTTGCCGCTGCCCGTGCACGCTAAGCTCGCGTGAATAACTGCCGTGCCATTCCCCGCTGAGTTATCCGGCCCCACAATCGTCTGCGCGATCGTGGTCGTCTGCGCCGCGGCGCAAACACCGAACGCAGCCATCAGCAGCGCGAGTCTCAAGCCGCCATCTCCCGCTTCACCTCGCGCGCCATGTCAGGCGTCCAAAGCGTGAAGCCGCGAAGCGCCGCCCACGCCGTCAAAACCGCCACGCGCGCCTCCGCCACATTGCGCGAGTTCACCCGCGCCATGCTGATCGTCGCCCGAAGCCATTCCCGCTCTCGAACAGCGAACGAATCGCGATCATCGGAACGCGCCTTTTCGCCGCTACCGGCCGCATTCTTCCCGGCCGCCAGGCCGGAATCGCCCCGCTTCGACGCCCGGATGCCCGCTGCTCCCGGCCCAGTCATATCGTCCTCTGCGCTTTACTTTGCATCTGCCCTCTTCATCGCCTGGAACATCCTGCCTCAGCGCCAAAAAGCCTGCAATACGCAAATCGCCACCAGGATCAGCAAGACCGTCATCGTCAGCCGCGTCGCCGTCCCCGCCGATCGCTTCCGCCGCGCCTCCAGCAGCGCGTATTGCTCCCAGTTCTGGCACGCCTGGCAGCCCTCGACATGGCAGCGCTCGTAGTGCTGCCGCATCCGCGTCTCCATCGCCGTCCATTCGCGCTTCGATACCATCTCCGCCCCCCTTTCCATCTCCTTCCAGTCGTACAGAAACTCGCGCCCGCAATCGAGACAGGCAACATACGTCGGCCTACCCTTCACACTTAGCGGAAAGGTAGTCCGCGAATGCCCGCACCCTAACATGCCTTCTTACTCCTGTTACGGATCGCCCTAACTGCCGCCGCCACTCTCACAAGATCCCCGCGCGTACGGATAACCTCACGCCCGTTCAACTGTCTTCGGATCAGCGACAGCTTAGTAATTGCATCGAACCCGGCCAACACGAACTCCTGATCCAGTGACGCCAGATCCTCCGTCGAAACTAACTGCGAATCCGCCGATGGCATCTCGCCGCGGCCCGCCAGCTTCCCGTATCGCCGCAGCGTCTTTCCGCCCGTCAGCGACTTATACATGCCCAGCAGTTGCCCGTCCGTCAGATCCGCCATCGACTTCACGCCCGCGTGCGTGTTCTTCGCCCAGTCCCGCAGCGCGTCGTGGTCGAACCCATGCTTCACGCCCTCGGCGTGAATCGCCTTAAACAGTCGCGTGCGATACGCGCTCTTCGATCGTCCCGGCATTTCGTCACTCCTCCCGGAATTTCGTCTTCGCCAGCATCGCCAGAAACATCGCCTTGAACCACACTTGGTCCACCCGCGCCAGGTCGTACTCGTGCGGATGCCGCCGGATGAACTGCATCACCGCCGCCTCGCTCACGCGCCGGCCGTTCGCCTCCACCGTTCGCCCCAGCAGCCCGCGGCGCAGCCAATCCTCCACCCGCTGCCGCCGCACGCCGAAGCTATCCACCAGGTCCGCCACGCTGTAGCCCGCCACCACCCGCGCCGATCGCCCCATCAGCCGCGCCTTGATCTGCACGGCCGCCACCGATCGCTTCAGCCGCCGCGCCAGCGAATACACCGGCACGTCGCCCGCGTAGTCCACCAGGCACGCCACCTCGTAGTCCGTCCACGGCCGCCGCTCCACGGATCGCGCCAGGCCCAGCCGTTGCGCCTCTTCCGTGAACGCGTACCGCGGCAGCCCGGTCTGCGTCACCAGCAAGTCCAGATATCGCGAAAGCGCCACGCCGCGCCGCGTGTACGCCTCGCGCAATAGCGCCACCTGCTCCGCCGTCAGTCGGTACTTACGCGCCATACCCCGTGTCGTCGAGTGCCCCCTGCACCGCGCGCCAGCCGTCGCCCACCCGCTTCATCGCCTTGTTCACGCCTAACTGGTCCGTCATCGCCGCGCGCATCATCCCTTGCGCCTCGTCGCAATCGCACCACCGGATGCCCAGAAACCCCGGCTTCGCATCGCCGCGCACCCCGTTCACACACTTGCCGCACCAGCTCACCCGATCCCCCGTTCGCGCGCCATGTCGCGCAGCTTGTCCACGCGCTTCTGCATCGTCTTGATCTGCGCCTCATACGCGCCACACGCCGCGCCCAGGTCCGCCAGGTCCGTCACGATGAAGTACCCGCCGCCGTCGAACGTCCCCTGCCGTACGCCGCCCACCAGCACGCCATGCGTCATCACCAGGTCTTCCACGATCCCCTTGATCGTCCGCGCGTCCTTCCCCGTCTTCCGCGTCAGCTCCGCGATCGTGATCGCGTTCGCGCGGCCCTGGTGCTTCCAGATCAGGTTCGCCACCACCTCCGTGATCTCGTCGCTCTTCTCCGTCGAGTAGTCGAAAGGCTGTGGCTTCCGGAAAAGCCCCTCCTCGTCGAACGTGTGCGAAACGCCATACAGGTCGTCCTCGATCCCGCGCCGCTTCATGCCGTCCTCCTGGTCTTCGCCGCGGCCGCTGCCGCCTCCCGCCCCACGTCCCGCCGCCGCGCCAGGCGGTCGCGGAACTCGATCGCCGCGGCCGCGATCTCCGCCATCCCCGCGCCGTCCGTCGCCACCTTGTTCCCGCGGGCGTCCAGCAGCACATCGCCAGCGATCTCACGCGCACGCGCCGCGAACTCCTCCAGCGGCAGCTTGCGCAGCCCCACCGCCATAACCAGCAGCTCCGCCTGCGCCTGCAGGTATTCCGACGTCGTCATGCCGCCTGCTTTCCCCGCATCGACGGCTTCTGCACGAACCGCGTCCACCGCCCGCAGCCCGGACGCTTGTCGTCAGCTTCGGGCAGGTGCATCGCGTCCCACCACAGGCACTTCACCAGCGCCCCGCAGCACAGCGCCACATAGATCACGGCCGCACCTCCCCCGGCTTCTCCGGCCGATCCGGCTTCGCGTAGAACTCCTCGTCGCTCGCCGACACCAGGCCCACCTTCTTCAGGTCCTCCGCCGGCAGCGCCTTCAGCGCGTCCTTATCCAGCTCGCGCTCCTTCGCCGGATGGAAGTACTTCCACTGCCACATCCCAAACACGGCGACTTTGATCGACGCCCAGGTCCAGTTCCGGCTCAGCGGCTTCAGCGCCGGCGGATTGTCCCGCCGCCCGATCACCCCGTTCACCAGGCGAAAATGCTTCGCGCCATCGCGCTCCAGTTCCTGCAGGTGCGCGTAATAGTAGTTCTTCAGCGCGACTTCGTTGTTCAGCCGTCGCGTCCGCGCATCGTCAAGAAACGTCTCGAACTTCGCCGACGCCGACGCCATCGCCAGCGCCCGCTCCGCCTCCAGCGCCTCGATATCCGTCTGCGCGCGCAGCAGCTCGTCCATCGCCGCCACGCACTCGTCGATCGACGTCAGCGTGATCGCCGCCTTCTTCGGCCGCCCCATTTACCGCTCCCGTCCCCGCGCCCACGCGCGCCGCGCATCGTCCGCTTTGTCCACTTCCTCATCCGTAGGAACCCGCAGCTTCAGCGGCACTTCCCGCGGCGCCGCCACGTCCACCAGCTCCGGCGGATTCAGCCGCTTGCCGTTCCGCACCAGCACGCGCACCTTCCCCTCCATGCCCTTCTCCTCGCCGCCGCTCGCAACAGTCCGCGTAGGATGCCACCCGCCACTCGCGCCGCTATTGATCGCAGAATGTCCGCCGCCCCCATGCCGCTGCAGCCACATCAGAGGCGCGCCGTTAGACCCCGGAGCGATGCCCCTCGCACCGCCCCGGTTGCTCCGGTCGTTTTTCTTACCCGTGCCCCTCCCTCTTCCGGCAGCGTGCTTGCCCACCGAACTCATAGCCCAGTCCTCGCTTTCGCGTACGTCCCCAGCAGCCAGATGTGTTTGTCCACCGACGCCAGATAGCGCCGGTCACGCTTCACAATCGGCGCCAGATCCGGCAGCAACGGGTCCACCTCGCCCCCCACCAGGCAAGAGTCAATCCCCTCGCGCAGATACCGCCGCAGAAGCCTCAACAGGCGTACTAACCTCCGTGCCTCCGCGGCCGTCAGCGGCATCACTCCCCACCCCCGACATGCATCCCGAACAGGTTCCCCGCCACGCCTGCGATCGTCTTCTCCGTGATCCGCCGGTCCCCATGCTTCGCCTTGATCAAATCCAGCGATCGCATCAGCCGCCGCATCGATCCACCCGTCGCCCGCAGCCACAAGTCGAACGCCGCGTCGTCGATGTTCGTCACGCCCTCCTGGCGTAGGATGTCCGTCATCTCGTGGCGCGTCAGCCCCGTCAGTGGCGCCCACATGCCCACGCGCGACGTGATCGCCCCCAGTTCCTCGATCGATCCGCGCATCATCCGCTTCAGCAGAATCGGCGCGGCCAGCATCACCACGCCCACGCCCGCCTCGCGTGTGTGGTCCCAAATCTGGCGGATGATCTCGAACACCCGCGAGCGCACCTGCTCGCACTGGTCGAAGATCATCAGGCACGGGTTCGCCCGCAGGTAGTCGCACACCGCGCGAAACACCGGCCCCCCGTTCTGCGATCCCACTTCATGCGCCACGCCGAAGTGCCGCGCCAGCAGCCGGATGAAATCCACCTTATTCGTCGAGCTGAAGGCGTCGAACTCGATGACCACGCTGTCCACCTTGCCCGCGGAATGCGTGCGCCACTCCTTCACCGCCTCCGTTTTGCCCACGCCGTAGTCCGCTGTGACCACGCCGATCGCGCAGTGCTCCGCGCAGTAATCAAGCACCTGCGCCACGCGCGTCACCGTCTGTGTGCGGTAGAAGTTTCCGCGCTTCCCCACGCGCCGCTTCGACGTCGGGCTTTCCGTCAGCGCGATCGCGCTCGTCCCCTCTCCCGGCATCAGGATGTCGCCCGCCTTCGCCTGGCGCAGCGCCTCGCGCACCTCGCCGACAACGTGGTGCCCCCCGTTGATCTGCCCTCCCATGAATAGCCGGATCGTCGATGCCGGCGACGTCGTGTATTGCGCGAAGTGCTCCGCCGTCAGATCCGGCCGCGAGCGCATGAACTCGCGAATTTCGGCCCGAAGTGCATCGCACTCCGCGGCCGGTACTTGTCTCACCATCTGTCAGTCCCCCTGAAAGAAGTTGAAAGTGCCGTCGTCTTCGTCCGCGGCCGGAGGCGCCACAGCCTCCAGCGCCTCCACCGCGGCCGTATCGAAGCGAAACTCCCGGTCTGCGCGTGTCGCAGCTTCCGCCTCGATAATTGCTGCCGGAAGCTCTACCGGCAGCTCCACGCGCGGCACGTCACTCCTGCAGGCAGTGACCTCGCGCCGCCTATCCAGTCGCTCACCAGGCGAAGCAACTGGCACGGCCGAATGCGCCGCTTCAATGAACCTCTTGACCTCGCGCCGCGCCGTTCGCCGCGCCCGCTCGTCGTCGCGGAATGCTGTCTCGCCCATGCGCCGCAACTCCACGCACGTCGCCAGGCCAACAAACCGCGATTGGTGATAGATCGCCGCGTCGCCCATGTCCATCGGGTCGTACGCCAGCTCCACCGTCTGCCCGTTCAGCGCCATCAGCGCCAGCGGGTTCGCCGAAATCCTGTAGTGGTACGTCTGCGCCCCGCGCGTCAGCCGGATCTCGCCGTGTTGCACCGTGTACTCGCGCCGCCTGGCGAAGCACATCTGCAGCACTTCAGGTGGCGCCGTCCTGCGCTCCACCCGCTCGATCAGCACCTCCCACGCCTCGTTCGGACACATCCACCCGCGGCCAGTCGGCGTTACTTTCTGCATCCCCTCGCCTTCCAGCGGCCGCTCGTTCAGATCCTCGATTGCGCGATCGTAAAGATCCGCCACCTGCTCGATCGTGCGAAAGGGGGATTGCCCCACTCCCCCTTCCCACGCTTCATGCTTAGCGACAAGCTCCGAATAGTGTTCCGGACGTGCGCCGGGCTTATGCCCGCACCACTCCGGCAGAGTGCGATCGAAGTTCGCTATGCGCACGAAATTCGGTTCGATGATCTTTGCCCGCGCGTTCTTCACGATCGCGTGATGAACGCGAATCCCCAGCGTCCCCATCACGCCGCGCCACGTCCCGTCCAGCTCGCCGACACGGCCGCCCTCGCGCGATCGTTCCTCGCGCCCTTCCAGCCACTCGCACCGGAAGTCTTTCCCGTTGTCCCAGTAGCAGGCTTTCGGCAGCCCGTGGCTCAGGAACACGCGCTTCAGCGTCGCCGCGATCGAATCGCTGGAAGGCGATTCCACCACCACCCACGCCAGCCACTTCCGCGTCCGCATGTCGATCGCGGCCGTCAGCCACGGCCGGATCAGCCGCCACCCGCCGTGATGCCGCGCCATGCAGAAGATGTCGAGACGCCGATGATCCATCACCACGTAGTCCATCGGATCGATCGCTGTCAGATCGCGGTAAGAAATAACCTCCTGCGTGTTCCGAAAAGCCTCTTCGCCGTCGCGCGAAAGCACCCGCGCCACTTCCGGAATCCGGTTAAACCACAGGCAGAAAGCTCGATACGAAACCTCCGGCAACTGTGCCGATTCGCGCAGCCGCTCGTCCTCGTCGAGATACCGCGCATACTTTGAGACGTCGAACTCGCCCATCTTCCGGCCAACATGCGCCGCCCGGTACACGCGCTCCTCTTCGTACGCGCGGAAAATCTCGCGCACGGAAAGCACTCCGTACATCCCGCGCCGCGGCATCGCCGCCGCCACCAGAAACTCGATCGCCGCCGCGTTGAACTTCCGCGGCACGCCCTTATCGCTGCGATCGCGCGACACCAAGCCCGGTAGCCCGCGATCCTTCCACGCCGCCAGCCACGCATAAACCGTCGCGCGCTTCACCTGGTGCTTCGCGCACAGGTGCTCCAGCAGCGCCGCGCGAGTCGGAAACTGGACGTGTAGCAGTTGATAGTTCTCCGGCCGGATCAGCGGTTCGATCACGCCGTACCGCAGCTCCGCCTCCGCGCGATCCGCGTCGCTCAGGTTCGGCCCCGCCGGAGGCGCGACGATGCGCAGCATCATCGACGGTTCCGCCATCTTCGGCGTCGCCGAAGTGATATCCACCACGCGCCGCTTCAGGCTTTGCGCCACAGTTCCCCCTTGAGCTGCTGGAACTTCTGCTCTGCCTTCTCCCGCTCGATCTGCGCGCGCCCCAGCTCCGCGAACTCGCGATCGCTCGCATCGGCCGCGTGCATGCCCGAATCCTCACAAAGCGCGTGCAGTAACCGGGTAGATCCCGTAATCCGCACCCATGCCGGTACTAGATCCGCGGGGAACCGATGCGGCTTTGTGCGTGCCGTCCAGGCGTCGATCGTCGCCTCCGTAATCGGCCGCCCGGCCATATCCGTCAACCGCATAGCGACTTCTTCGCGTGACCATCGGCACTCCCGCAGATCGGCCACTAGTACCGCTTTGATATCCGCGAATTTCGGCTGCGCAGTCAT